CCTCCGTGATCCCCGCCGGATTTGCCTCGCCAGAAAAATAGTTCGTGCGGATGTCTATGCCGTTTCCGGTCTCACCCTTATGCCTCGCGCTGAGATTGACTTTCGAGGCCGTGACGCCATCGACAACTGCGGTGACTGGCAGGTCGGGATTGGCGGAGATGGCGGCGGCGAGCGCGGTGGCGATCTGCGCGGCCGTCATACCGGCCGTTACGCCAAGCTTGACAGCCGCGCCATTGATATATCCGGACCACGTCCCGGCAGAGGTTGCATTGCCGGTGAAAGTAATGCTGCCGAGGGCGGCCGTTCCGGCGGCTGCGTCGTCGAGCAGGACGGCCCACAGCTCGGTTGTGCGGTTGGTGCGCAAAAGCGCGCGGACCATGCGATGCGCCATCGAGCCGCGTCCCGCATGGGTGGCGGCGGCATCGGCGCTCGACACGAGCAGCGGCGTGAGCGCCGGAGCCGAGCCGCCGGGCAGCTTCTGCGCGATTAGCAGAATCTTGTGCGGCATGATGGCGAGGCCGCGTACCGCGCGGGCGTTCGAGAATTCGAAATAATTGCCCGGCGTCAAAATGTCGGTAGGAATTGCCTCGAAGGTGATCATGTCAGGTGTCCCTTTTCTTCACGGGTTTCGGCGCGGGCGCGGAAATCACGACATCCTTGTCACGCGCGAGGCGGCGCCAGTAAGGTGCGTCGTCAACCGTCGCGCCGATAGACGGAAGCTGTTCCGCCCCGCCTGGGAAATGGACGGTGCGGCCCTCGCAAGGCGTCACATGGATTTTCGGGCGGGTGCTGTCGCTCACGGTCAGTCCTCATCAAGGTTGGAAAGATGATCCGACGCCACCGCGTCGTCGTCGTCAGGTAACGCCGGGCCTGTCAGGGCGCGCGGCGGCAATTCCCAATTGGCATGGATGATCTTGAGATCGTCGAGCGCATCGGTAGCCGGATAGCTCGGCGCGTAATGCGTCGTCATCAGCGTGAGCGTGACGCCGTGGCTCAGAATCCCGGCGAACATATAAGGTCCGCTCTCCGCCATCTGCATCCCCACCGGCACTTCGGTCTGCGCGCGCGGGCGCTCGACGACGCCACCGAGCGTCGGATCCTGACGGAAAGCGTCCTGGAGACGCGAGACGAGGGCGTCCATGATGAGCGCGGTGGCGCGCGCATCCTGAAGTCCGAGATAGCCACGGATCATCCAGTCTGTCTCGACGCGACAGGTCGATCTGGTGCGCTCATATTCGCGGCACGCGCGCCGGTGGATGAACCACCCGCGAATCTCATCGACGGTTGCGCCCGACGCGCGCCAGCCATAGAGGGACTGAAACCCCGCCGTGTCCTTCGCGTAGCGCTCATAAGGGTGGACGCGGCCGATTTCCGCCACGGTGAGCATCTTGGCGCCGATCGCGGCGCGCACGGCTTCGGTGCTGGTCATCGCGCTTCCGC